TCACTTTTGGCCGTTTTCGTCCTCTTCTCCGGAGGGTAGGAGATAGTCCGATGCTTTCGACTGCGAGATGACGCTGCGTCCCAGTTTTTGCTCCAGCGTATCGCGGGCGGCTCTGGCTACATCGCCTCCTTGTTTGGCAGTCTTCACGCTCTGCCCGAATCCTTTCGGGTGCTTCTGCTTGGAGATTTCCGCCGTGGATGCCTCTGCGAGGGTATTCAGGGCAAGTTCGATGTTGGTCATGTTGTCCCGAAGGCTCTGCTTCTGCAATCCCTTATACCTCTTATACTCTCGTGTGGTCTTTCCGCTCCAGGCTTTCGTGATGATGTCGGTAAGCGAGGCGAACTGCTGTCCCTCTTCCAGGCCGGCGGCCTTCCACTCGTCGGTGAGTTCCTTGCGGACCTCGATGGACTTCAAGCGCTGGTTGATCCAAGCGTCGGAATAGCCAAGGCGTTTATAGTCGGCCATTGCCTGGTTGATGGAGAGTTCGGGGTCCTGCATCTGATCGAGGCGCGTGGCTGCCACCTCTGCCATCCATCGTTTGAAAGGCTCTGCCTTGGGTGAAGGAATGGCTTGGATGAGACGGAATACTCCTTCAGGAGTAGCGCAGTTTACTCGCTGTTTCCCTCCAGGAGTGGGGATCGAAAGGGGGGTGACAATTTGTCCCCACCCTTTAGCGAGTTCCGGGTCGCGACTTCTCAACTTCTTAATGTAATTGGATGGGTTGGAGCTATCCGTTAGAATAGCTATCACATCTATTATCGCGAAGTACCAAGTCTCCGTTTCATCATCATAGACGGAACGAACTTTGCTCTCTCCGAATATGCTTATTGTATGGTTCTTTGTCATGATATAAACTCCTTCTTTGTAAAATATATAGAGAACGTTCTATCTGAACTTTGATAGAGTTGCTCGCTCATGTCGAATCGATGGTGAATAAATTGGATTTGCTTATAACTCAATGTTCTTATGATTGAAAATCAAGGATTTATCGTTTTCCGAATATTAAACATAATAGTTATTATTTTTGTAATTGCATTTGCTTTATTAATGTTTTAATTAAAAACTTAATTAAGCATGGGACAAAGTTATAACAAAGTTCTAAATTACGCAAGAGAAATTAGAACTTTTTTAAAACAAATTTTCTAATATTTTTTAAAGTGTTGATACCATGACAGTTAAAGAAAGGATTTCAACGTACATTAAGTACAAAGGAATGAGCAACGCCCAATTCGAGAAGGTATGCAGCCTATCGAATGGCTATGTTGCAAACATGAGGAAGAGCATTGGAACGGATAAGTTAAGCAATGTTCTAAAAGCCTTTCCCGATTTGAATCGCGATTGGCTCTTGTATGGTGAAGGCGAGATGCTTAAACCAACATTCACCCAAAATGCCCAAGGCAGCGAGAATTTTACTCAGAATGGGAATGTGACGGTCCACTCAGACAATAATGAAGCGTTAGTAAAGGTGCTCGATGAGCTTGCAGCCCAGCGTCGTATGAATGAGAAGTCGCAGGAACAGATTGACCGCCTTATCTCTATTATCGAGAAACAGTGATTATTGCTTCGCGCGTGCGCGCAAACATATTATATAACTATAATTTAATACAGACATGGATTTTAAAGATTACTTCAAACAGCTTTCAGAGCGCGTGGTAAGCCTGAAGAGCCAGATTGCCACAGAAGAAGCCACGAAAAACGCACTGATCATGCCGTTCATTCAGATGCTTGGCTATGATGTTTTCAACCCCGCCGAAGTGGTGCCGGAGATGGATTGCGACATCGCCAAGAAGAAAGGCGAAAAGATTGACTATGCCATCATGAAGGACCAAGAGCCCATCATGCTCATCGAGTGCAAGCACTGGGCGCAGGACCTTAACCTGCACGATACGCAGTTGAAGCGCTACTTCGTAGCCTCGAAGGCGCGCTTCGGAGTGCTCACAAATGGTGTGGTGTATCGTTTCTACTCTGACCTGGTAAAGCCTAATATTATGGACGATACGCCGTTCCTTGAAATTGATCTTGAGAATGCTAACGACGGGCAGATAGAGGAACTGAAGAAGTTCCATAAGTCATATTTCGATGTGGATAGCGTCGCTTCCTATGCCTCCGAACTCAAGTATATGACAGAAATCAAGTCGGTGATAAAGGAAGAGTTTGCCAATCCGTCCGCCGACCTTGTGAAACTGCTCACCAAACGTGTGTATGACGGACCGGTAACTCAAAAGATCCTGGAGCAGTTTACCGACCTTGTCAAGCGATCGTTGGCCAATCATATTAACGACGTGCTGTCCGAGCGCTTGAATATCGCCATCAAGACTACAGAGCCTCAGAAGAAATCGGATGATTCGGTTCCACAGTCTGACGCCCCAATCGTTCAGGAAATTGACAATCCCCTACCCGATGGTGTAGTGTTCATGGATAAGGAAACGGGCATCGTCACCACCGAGGAGGAAATGGAGAGTTTCCGCATCGTGCGTGCGATTCTGTGTCAGGTGGTGGATGTGAGCCGTGTCTACTACCGCGATACTCTCAGTTACTTCGGAATTCTGTTAGACGATAATAACCGCAAACCGATTTGTCGTATGTGTTTCAACGCAAAGTCAGTCAAGTACGTCGTTACGTTCGATGAAAACAAGAAGGAAACAAAGCATCAGATTGAATCCCTGAGTGATATATACAAGTATAGCGAGCAGATTATATCGGTGGTGAAGAGTTACGAGAAATAGCCCCTATTTGCATATAATAACTATTATGTTAAAAAGCAAATTAGAGCAAGAAAAAATGCAAGTAGTGACAGAAGAAAAAGTTTCTGTCCGGAAGACGCTGCTGAATCTTAGCATTGGCGAAGAGCGCGAGTTCTCGTGTACGGACTTCCCTCTTTCGCGCTGTCGTGTGATTGCCTCTCAGATCAAGAAAGGCTCGAATCACAGGTTCTCGATACGCAGCAACAAGTACGGAACTGCCTTTTTCGTGACGAGGTTGAGATAAACGGACAAACAACCATTAAAAACCATTAGATATGAACTATTTTGAACTTTCGATTGCGATACTGGTGACGATATGCACCAGCTTGCTGTTTGTGAATTCGATAAACGTCGAATCGCCCATCAAGACCGCATGGATGGTCTTCCTCTTGCTGATGCTTGCAGCCTGCCTGCGGGCCGTGTATGAAGTGTGTAAGGAGATGAAACGTGAGAGAAGAGAGGGGGAACTGAGATGATGACGGCAGCCATACCCAATGTGATTGATACCGGAAGGTATACGGTCACGCAAACCGCCTTGGCGCTGGGCATACACCGCAACACGCTGGGCAGTTATACGTGTCAGGGTCTGATAAAGTGCGGATACCGGCGCGGTACCGGGCGGAAGTTCTACGAGGGGCGCGAGATACTGCGCTTCTGGAGCGCCAAGATGTGAGTAGACTTTTTCCATATTTACTATTATAATATGACTGGTCGCAATAGATGACCTACTGCTAGTTGCTTTGTCGAAAGCGGGTAAGCCGTGCAACGCGGTACGCCTAGAAACCGGCAACAGTGGGGTGATAGGAACATAATAATCCCGTGTCAGCCGCCCGTGAGGGCCGCTGAACATGTAGGGGCTCCCGAAGGTGGGTAAGCCGTAAGCGCGAGTTGTCTGTGTCCATCCATATCCTGAGGCCTTGGCGCGCACGGTGACGTGGTTCGATTCCACAAGCCTCCACGAGGCATGTGCGACGTGTCTTTCATAGCGTTTTATATTATACTAAAGGCATTGAGGTCTGGCGTGACCTGCTATTTTTTTTGATTAACGTTTAAGTTTAACTTACCGCGGCCATCCGTGAGGAACGCTGCGGAGACGGAAGGGAAGCCCTGGATAATGGAATCCCAGGGATAGTGGCCGTAAGCTGCTCCTAGGACGATTGCGGGTCCGATTCCCGCCTCTTCCACCAAAAGCAATGGCAAAAGCTGTAAGATGCCACGGAAAACATAGCAGTATGAACAAAATTGTCATCAACGAAATTCACCTTTTGAATTTCAAGGGTATCCGCCAGTTGGATATCGCCTTTGATGAGCGGTCTACCGTGATATCCGGCACCAACGGTGTCGGCAAGTCCACGGTGTTCGATGCCTTCTGCTGGGTGTTGTTCGGTAAGAACGCGGCCGACAGAAAGGACTTCTCCATCAAGACGAACGGCGAGGACGGACTGCCCATTCCAAGATTACCCCACGAAGTGACCGCCGTGATGACGGTGGGCGATGAGAGAGTGACGCTGAAGCGCTGCTACTCGGAGAAATGGATCAAGCGCCGCGGAGAGTCGGCCGAGACCTTCTCAGGTCATACAGAGGAGCGCTATTACAACGACGTGCCCTGCTCGGTGGCCGAGTATGACAAGAAGGTGCGCGATATCTGCTCGGAGGAGGTGTTCAAGTTTATCACCTGCCCCGGCTATTTCCCCACCCGTAAGGAAGACCAGATGCGCCGCATGCTCTTCGAGATGGCCGGTGATGTGGCCGACCGCGACGTAGCGGGCACCGACAAGGACTTCAACGACCTGCTGGACAGCCTCACGGGTAAGACCATGGAGGAGTACAAGAAGGAGATTCAGGCCAAGAAGAACCGCATCCAGGCGAGCCTCGTAACCATCCCGGGACGCATCGACGAGCGCAAGCGCGACCTGCTCGATCCCGAGGACACATCCACACACGAGGAGGAACTCGTAAAAATCAAAAAGGAACATGAACGGACCCTTGCGCAGATCAAGGACAAGGAAGCAGCCTATACGGCCGCCAGTGAAAAGCGCATGGAACGGATGAAACAGGTGCAGGAACTGAAGGAACTCCGCATGAAGCGCGAGGGCGATATCCGCACGAAGGTGCTTTCCGGCTATCGCAACGCCATCGGCCTGAAGAGAAAGGCGGAATCGGACCTTGCCTCGGCCAAGGCAGCCCTCGCCCGCACCAAACTCCGCCTGGAAGACCAGCAGTCGCTGCTCGACCGCTATAATGGTGAGCGGGCCGCCCTCCTGGAGGAATGGAAGCAAATCACCGCCGAGATAAAGAAAGGTATGGCCCCCGATTCAATGATGGACGAGAGCCTGTTTGTATGCCCCACCTGCGGAAGGCGCTATGAGATGGATGAGATAGAAAACCGGCAGAAGGAAATCACCGAACGTTACCTCAAGGGCAAACTGGAGGAGAAGGAGCGCAACCAGCAGAAAGGACTGGCCCTGAAAGCCAAGATGCGCACCGTGCAGGATGAGGTGAGTCGCCTGAGCACCGAACTCGGCAACGAGGCGTCGAAGGTGGCGGCCCTGCAGGCGGTGCCCGAACTCACCGTGGAGATGGAAGAGTCGGATCCGACCGACGATGTATGCAAGGATGAAGAGATCATCCGCCTGAACGGGGAAATCGCCAAGCTGGAGGATGGAATCGAACGGCCGGTGGTAGCCGAGGATGTTGACACACTGAATGCCCGAAGTGCCGACGAGCAGCGCCGTATCTCGGAACTGCAGGAGTTTATCAGCCGTCAGGAGCGGATTGTGAGCGACAACCGCAAGAGTAACGAACGCATAGCCGAACTGGAGAAAGAGCTGCGAGCCCTGAACGTGGAAAAGGCCCGTCTGGAAGGTATCGAGTTCACGATGCAGGCCTTCTCGAAAGCCCGCACGCGCGCCATCGAGCACAATGTGAACTCCATGTTCAAGAAGGTACGTTTCAAACTGTTCGACACCCTGGTGAACGGGGCGGAAGTGGAGTGTTGCGTCCCCATGGTGGACGGAGTGCCCTATTCCGACGCCAATACGGCGGGCAAGGTGAATGCCGGACTGGATATCATCAATACGGTGGTGCGCCGTCACGGAATCTCCGCACCGATATTCATCGACGGATTTGAGAGCATCAACAGCCTGGAGCCCGTCGACAGCCAGCTCGTGCTGCTGGAGGTGACCGATGAGGAACACCTGACCGTGCGTCCGCAAGGTGAAATGAAAGAACAATGAACCATCAATCATTAATAAACAAAAGTATTATGCAAGACAAGAATTATCCGGCAAGCCAGCCGCAGAACGCGGCTCCAGCCACACAGAAACCCATCGACCTGCTGAAGGCGGCCCTCAACGCGCCCAAGGTGCAGGAACAGTTCCAGAACGCCATGGGCGCCCACAAGGACGCTTTCGTGGCCTCGCTCATCGACCTTTATGTAGGCGACAAGTCACTTCAGTCCTGCAAGCCCTCGGCGCTCGTGGTCGAGGCCCTGCGTGCGGCCACCCTCCACCTCCCCCTGAACAAGAGCCTGGGGTTCGCTTACATCGTGGTGTACAACAACAACGTGAAATCGACGGACCCGCAGACCGGACGTGACGTGTGGACGAAAGTCCCCACCCCTACGTTCATTCCCGGCTACAAGGGCTACATCCAATTGGCCATGCGCACGGGTCAGTATCGCACCATCAACGCCGACATCGTGTATGAGGGCGAGTTGCGCAAGGTGAACAAACTGACGGGTGAGATTGCCTTCGACGGCGAGAAGAAGTCGGACAAGGTGGTGGGCTACTTCTGCTACTTCGAGTTGTTGAACGGATTCAGCAAGACACTCTACGTATCGGTGGAGGACATGGCGGCCTATGCCAAGCGCTACTCTCCCTCGATCCGCAAGGACACCACGGTGGACACCCTCATGGCGAAGGCCAACGACGGTTCGGTAGGCAAGCAGGTAGGTTGGGAAGGCAACTTCAACGACATGGCCCTGAAGACGGTCATCCGCCGTCTGCTGTCGAAGTACGGCTATCTGTCGGTAGAGATGGTGGGTGCCATGGACAAGGATACCGAGGAGACCGCCACAGACCAGCGCAACGACACCCTTGCCGGCAACGCCAACATGCGTCCCATTAATATCGAGGACGACGCCGATTACGAGGAGGTGGACGCCGAGACGGGTGAGATTCGCAAGCCCGCCGCGGAAGCCAAGGCGCCCGCCGCCGAGGACAAGGAGGAAGAGGCACCGTATTGACAGAAAGGGGGACGGCATGAAACTGACAGTGCTTGGAAGCTCATCGAAAGGGAACTGCTATCTGTTGCAGTCCGAAACCACCGGCGAGACGCTCATCGTGGAGGCCGGAGTGAGGATGCAGGAGGTGAAGCAGGCCCTCTCGTGGCAGCTTGGAAAGGTGGTTGGATGCCTGTGCTCCCACCGTCACAACGACCATGCCGGGCACATCGGCGAGATGATGGATTGCGGAATACGCGTGCTTGCCTTGCAGGACGTGTTTCAGAGCCATCGGTTGGAAGGGAATCATTTTGCCATATATATCCAGCCTGAGCGCGGGTACATCGTGGGCTCGTACAAGGTGTACGTACTCCCTGTATGCCACGATGTACCGTGTGTGGGCTTTATCATCCGCCACGAGGAGATGGGCGCGCTGCTCTTCCTCACGGACACGATGATGTTTGAGTACAGGATTCCCCGCCATGTCACCCAGATAATGATCGAGGCGAACTATGCCGACGACATCCTTGAAGAGAATATCGCGGCCGGCAGGATACCCGCATCGATGCGGGAACGCCTGCTCAACTCCCACATGGAGTTGGGGACCACGGCCGAGGTGATGAGACAGAACGACCTCCAGGACGTGCAGAACATCATCCTTCTCCACCTGAGCGAACGCAACAGCGACGCCGTAAGGTTCAGGAACGAGATAATGATGGCGTCAGGGAAGACGGTATATGTGGCCCGTCAGGGCCTTGAGTTGGAACTATCTAATTTTCCTTACTGATATGGAGAACAACGAATTTATGAGTGAATACGGACAAGAGGCGCAGCCCGATGAGTTTGGGGTGATGCCTGTCAGCGCCGAAACGGTTGACGGGGGTGATCCTGCAGAGAAAACCGTGGGAAAAGAATGCATGTCATTCCGAAGGGAATGGCTCGACGCCGTAAGGATCCTGCCGAGGGAGGTTCAGGGAGAAGTTTTCGCCGCCATCATAGAGTATGGCTTGACGGGCGGGACTACCGGGCCTCTAAAGCCGGTGACACGTGCGATGCTTGCCATGGTGAAAGGTCATATCGACCTTTGTAGGACGCGGTCCGTCAGCGGGAAGAAGGGCGGCAGGCCGGCAAAGGACCGGGACTTGCAGCAGAGTAACGTATATCAACATAAAGAAACGTATATTAACAATCAAAAACCAAATGAAAACCAAAGTAAAACCAAACCGAAACCAAACCGAAACCAAAGTGTAACCAAACCTAACCAAACCAAAACCAAACCGAAACCAAACCTAACCAAACCCGAACCAAACCCTAACCATAGTTTTTCTAATAATATTAATAATAATATAATATTATCTCCTAAAGTCGATAATATTTCTTCTAACTCTAACGAGTTAGAAGCCTCTAGGCCCGCGCGCATACGCGAGGGGGAGGCTCTTCCGCTGGAGCGGATCAGGCAGATGTGGAACGACACCTGTCCGAGTTTCCCCAAGCTCCTCAAACTGTCGGATGCCCGCAAGAACAAAATCCGCATCCGCCTGCAGGAAATGGGAGGCGGCGAGAAGGGACTGGAAGTGATGCAGGAGATATTCCGTCGCCTGGAGGGCAGCAGTTTCCTCAAGGGCGACAACAAGCGCGGTTGGAAAGCAAGTTTTGATTGGGTTTTTGAGAACGACAAGAATTGGGTTAAAGTTTGGGAAGGGAACTATGGCGGACACGACGGTAACGGAGGCCCATCATCGTCCTTCACGAGCGATAACGTGAACGACATCTGGAACTAATGGAACAAATTGATGCTATACTACGGAAAATCAGCGACCGCGGGCTGTTTATGGGCGTGAGGAGGTACAGTTACGAACCTTACCAGCTCGACTACAGCCTGCAGGTGATAGAGCACATCGGGAAGAAGCGGAACCCGAAGTTCGTCATCGACGATGAAAACCGCTTCGTGTACGAGAACCTGGCGCGCTGGATACACGGCGACATGCAGATGATGTGTATTGACCCGGTGACAAAGACCCTGAAGCCCGGACGGCTGAACGCAGGCATTTACCTGGCTGGCAATACGGGCAGCGGGAAATCGTGGGCCCTGGAGGTGATGAGCGCCTACACGCTGCTCGACAACGTGCAGATTGACCTGGGCGGCAAGCGGCGGTGTCTCTGCTGGGACAACGTGAGGGCCGGCACCATCTGCGACGACTATGCCCGCGACGGGAGCATCGAGCGCTACAAGCGCGCCGCCATCCTCGGCATACAGGACCTTGGGGCGGAACCCTCCGAGAGCCTCTTCATGGGCAACCGCATGAACGTGTTGCGCCAGGTGATAGAGCACCGTGGCGACAACCCCGAGTGCCTGACCATGATAAGCTCGAACCTGCCGATGACGCACAAGATACTCGCCGACAGGTACGGAGACCGGGTGGTGAGCCGCCTTCAGGAGATGTGCAACTATTTTGAGCTCCGGGGAAAGGACCGGAGACTGATGTGAAACGACAACAGACAGACAACCATGAAAGTAATGACTAAGCAATTGATGGAATGGGCCGACCGCTGCGAGACCGCTGGCTTTGTGGGCGCCGACCCCGTACAGATACCCCGGAGGTACACACTCCTCCAGGATATCGAGATAAGCGCCTTCGTCACCTCGTGGCTTTGCTACGGCAAGCCAGCCGACATCATCAGTGCGGCCGAGAAGGTGACCGGCTATATGGGTGCGAGCCCATACCGCCACATCATGCGGCGTGAGTACAAGGAGTTTGAGGACTGCGATGCGGTGCGCATTCACGGCTTCCTCTCGTGGCACGATTACTTCTGCATGTGCGAGTCGCTGAACGCGCTCTACTCGGAGTATGACAGCATGGAGGATTATCTGGTGGAGAGCGTGGGCCGCTCGGATCCTGACAGCCCCGATTTGTATTTGGCGCCGTTGGTGCGCCTCTTCGAGGACTGTTACGGCATACCGCAGACCACCACGTCGACCTGTTACAGGCTGTGCCTGTTCCTGCGTTGGATGGTAAGGACGGGCAGTCCGGTGGACCTCGGCTTGTGGAAACGGCTCTCGCCGGCACGCCTGGTGATGCCGCTCAACGCCCGCTCGTTCCGCTCGGCCAAGGAGTTGGGCCTGGTGAAGCGGCTGGGATGCAACCTCAAGGCGTCGGCGGAGGTGACGCAGGAGATGAGGAAGGTGTTTGGAGCCGACCCGCTGCGCGGATACTTCGCCCTGGAAGGCTACGAGATGGAGAAAGCCTCGCATAGAAGAGCAATTTGACGTAATTATCAACCATAAAAACGAAAAACAGTATGATGAAACAATGGTTTGAAGCCAAGGTCCGCTACCAGAAGGTGATGGAGAATGGCATGGAAAAGAAGGTGACGGAGACATTCCTGGTGGACAGTCTCTCGTTTACCGAGAGTGAAAGCAGAACGATCGAGGAAGTGAGCCCCTACATCAGTGGCGAGTTCACTATCCCGGCGATCAAGAAGTCGAATATCTCGGAGGTGTTTGACGGCTACGACTGCAATGGCGACAGCGCTTACTGGCGCATCAAGTGTGATTTCCTCGCGCTCGACGAGAAGAGCGGTTCGGAGAAGCGCACCTCGGAACACTTCCTCCTGAAGGCTCCGAGTTACGACAAGGTCATCCCCATGTTTGCCGAGTGCATGAAAGGCAGCCTGGCGGACTATGAGGTGGTGAAGGTGGAGAAGACCCCCATCGTGGACGTGATTCACTACGTGGCGGAAGAAAAGGAGGCGTGAGATGGAAGTGGACAGAAAGTCTCTTATTTTGGCGGTGGCGAACCTCAGATATCAGAATTCTATGAACGCCGCCTCCGCTTTCGTGGACGGAGCGAAATTCGCAGACGAGAATCCCGATTGGGCTAATCCTAATAACAGATTGCCGGAAGACCAAAGGGACGTCCTCGTGCTTGACAAGAACAAGGCTTTCCACGTGGCGTATTACATGGGTGATTCCGAGGTGTGGATGGATTCCACACGCTCGGAAGAGATTCATGGCGTGGAACTGTGGATGCCGATGCCGAAAGTGCCGGTGATGGCGATTGAAGATGGGAAGGAGGGCTGATATGAACGCAAAAAATAAGCCGAACGTAAGAGAGCAATTTCTTACTTCATTGTTCTTGGCAGGCATTCCGGCGATG